CAGGAATGCTGGGGGAATAATGAATCCATTAAAATACATCAATAAAATGATAGAAATGTACGAAGGACCACGAATCACGGCCCAGGAACCACGGATCGGGCTTCAGGGCGGACAGCTCGTGCAGCCTGGAGTCGGGAGGCAGGGGTATCAGGGGGAAAAACCAGTAGCTGGTAGTTTTGATGAATTTGCTGATGCTGTTTTAAATTCTTATGCTAAAGATGATATTACATTTATTAAAGATTATAAGTATAGCAATAATATAACTAGGGCTAAAGAGAATACTCGTGGATATCTTGATAAACTTGTTGAAAAGACGGGTTTAGATGAAGATACTGTTTTAAATTTGTTTGATGATAGAGAAGCTTATATTGATATGGAAGTGCGAACGAAGCCTGGAGTAGGTGCTTCCCCAAGAGCAGGAGATTTTTATAAAAAAGCTGAAAATTGGATTATTAAAAATTCTTCAAGATATGCAGATCCTGATAAATTTAAAAAAGCATTTATTAGAACTTTTGGCACAAATAATGATTTAATAAAAACTCTTAAAAGACTTAATGTGGGTGAAAAAAGAAAAAGAACTAGTGTGCCTTTTAGCAATTGGTTTAAAGAAACAATTTTAGGAACTACAGAAGGTGTTAAAGCTGGATATAATTATAATCAATTAAATAACATTTTTAAAACCGCAATCTATACCAATAATCCAAACGTTAGAAAAAATATTACAAAAGAAATTAAAAGACTTCTTTCAATGCCTATGGCCAAAGGAGGAAAATTTGATATTAGAGATGAAATTAAAAGTAGTAAGATATTTAACCAATTTGGTTTTGATAAACAAATAAGAGGTCCAATAGCAAGACTTCTTGCAAATGAAATAACTAAATCAGTTATTATTCCTGGTTCTGGAGAAAAGGTATTAAAACAGATATCAGCTTTTAGAGATCCATATTTACCAACAGAGCAGTTAGTTAAATATTTAAGCGACCGAGTCGATTCTAAATATAAAAGTATGTTTGATGAAACAGCAAAAGCAGTTAGTCATGCTGTAAAACAGAAATGGCCAGAAGCTAAGAAAGCTTTGAATATTGCTGATGATATTATGTTTGACCACAGAATTCCTAAAGAATTGGTTAAGTTGGGATATGCTGATGAAATAGAATACATAAAATTAACCCCAACATCTAAAGAATTTAATACAAGAATAAAGAACCCTCAGTTTGATCAAGAAATAATCAAATTAGCTCATCAATGGAAAAAGGCAACAACTGTTGATGCTAAAGCAAAAATTGTTGGAGAAATGAATACATTAAAAGATAAGTTTAGTAAAAAATATGGAGATTACCTAAAGGGTGTAAAAATAACACCAGATAAAACTGGTAAGCCGATATTTTCAAGCACGGCGGATGTTGTTACTAAAAAAACTAATCTAATTAAAAGTCTTACAACTTCCTTGGCGCAGGAAAAAGGACATAAAACCTTTGCTGAATTGTATGCATCGAAAGAAGGAAGAAAGCAATTAAAAGCAATGACATCGTTGACTGGAATTAATGATTATTTACGCGCTAATGGAATGAATCCGATTTGTGTAACTAAAAGTCCGAAAAAATGTGGAATGGATTTAATAAAAAGTGAAGGCGGAGTTGACGCGTATAGAAGTGAACTTGAAAAAAGAATGGCTAATGCAAAGGGAGATGAAAAATGGTTTAAGGCATATAATAATCCTAAACTGGCTTCGGTAAAGAATTTTTTTAAAAACGCTGGTAGAAAACTAGGGAAGTTTGGAAAAGGACTTGTGTGGGGTGAAGCAGTTTATATTCCTTTTGGAATGGCGTATGAATCTGGAAGAGGAAGAAATTTACTGGAAGCGTTTGATAATTCTTTAGGACTGGGAGGACATCTTGGAATAGAAGAAAAGAATCTTATGGAATATGCTGATAAAGCTGGGTATAGCGAAGAGGATAAAAAGTACTTCAGTCAATTTGCGCAGTTAGACAAAAATGACAATTGGACGACGTTTTGGCAACTTGCTGCGGCTGGTGATAAGTGGGCTGTTGATAAATTAGGTGGCTACGACAAATGGTGGAATGTTAACACAATGAAAGAATTTGCAGCTGGAAAAATAAAAGATTTAAAGACAGAATCTGATAATATTGTTGAAGGACTACAGACAGGTTTGGGGGAAGGTATTTTTGGAAAATTTGGTGAAAGAGAATATTTAAAAGATGTACAAGCAATAGATTGGATAAATAAAGCAAAAGAAAAAGAAGCTAATGTATTAATTAATAAAGCACTTGCTAAAAAACATGGAGAACCATCTCTTGCTCCTCATACACCTGCACCAGATCGTTGGCTCGTTATGGAGAATTTGCTTAATGCTTTTACTGAAGAAGGAAGAGAAAAGATAAAAAAAGAAGGATTAGCAAAAGAACAAGCAGGACCGTTATGGTCTATGCTTACTTCTCCGATAGGAGCTGCCTATGCAGCAACAGATAAAAGAATTGATAGAGAAAAAATTTTAGAAGAAGAAGGAAGAGAAGATTTATTACATAAGGAATACATGCATCCTTTATATGGAGCTAGTTTTTCATACCCTCAAGCAGTAGGTGTGGGTAGATATGCAACCGGCGGCCTCGCCAACCTAACAAGAACCGTGGCCCCTGATTCGGGGCCCATGTCACAGGGGTTGCGTTCGCTGTATATTGATGATATGGATTACTAGGAGTATAAATGGCAGACATAGATAAAACACTCCCGAATGTTCGACACGAAATTAAAATTCCGCCTGCACAGGCGCCAACCGATGTTGATATTGCGGGACAATTACCACAGCAACCCGTAGAAGTAACGCCCGATCAAGAGGGTGGCGCTACAATTAATTTTGAACCGAGTTCAGTCAATCAGGCACAGTCAAACACGCACTTTGACAATCTAGCCGATATACTTCCAGAAGACGTTTTAAATCCCGTTGGAATTCAGTTAAGATCGGACTATACCGATTATAAAATGTCAAGAAAGGACTGGGAACAGTCCTACGTTAATGGTCTGGATCTTTTAGGATTTAAATACGATAATAGATCAGAGCCCTTTCAAGGGGCTAGCGGCGCTACTCATCCCGTTCTGGCTGAAGCGGTTACACAGTTTCAAGCGCTCGCTTATAAAGAATTGCTACCAGCGGATGGACCCGTTAGAACTCAAGTTCTAGGAGTATCCAATCCTGCCAAAGAAGCTCAATCGCAAAGAGTAAAAGATTTCATGAATTATCAGTTGATGGATCAGATGAAGGAATACGAACCTGAATTTGATCAAATGTTATTTCATCTGCCGCTTAGCGGCTCTACTTTTAAAAAAGTATATTATGATGACTTACTGGGACGTGCAGTATCAAAATTCGTTCCTGCAGATGACCTCGTAGTTCCGTATACGGCTACCTCATTAGACGATGCGGAATCGGTGGTCCATGTTTTAAAAATGTCTGAAAATGCTTTAAGAAAGCAACAGGTCGGAGGATTTTATTCAGATATTGAATTGACAAAACCCGTTGCTGCAACGGATGCAGATACAGTAGTAACCAAGCAAAGAGAATTAGAAGGAACGTCTAAATCAACAAGAACAGAAACCATGTATACTCTTCTAGAGTGTCATGTGAATCTGGATTTAGAAGGCTTCGAAGATATTGGTCCAGACGGGCAACCGACTGGAATCAAACTGCCCTACGTCGTAACAGTCGAAGAAGGCAGTCAGAAAGTTCTTTCAATTAGAAGGAACTATGCGCCCAATGATCCATTAAGAAATAAAGTTCAATATTTTGTCCACTTCAAATTTCTGCCAGGACTCGGATTTTATGGCTTTGGACTCATTCATATGATTGGCGGATTGAGCAGAACGGCAACGTCTGCTCTCCGTCAATTGCTGGACGCAGGAACATTATCAAACCTACCCGCAGGATTTAAACAGAGGGGTGTTAGAGTCAAAGACGACGCCTCACCAATACAGCCAGGAGAATTCAAAGATGTGGATACTCCAGGCGGTAATTTAAAAGATGCATTTGTATTCTTACCCTACAAGGAACCTTCAGCCACATTATTGCAGCTGATGGGAATTGTAGTAACAGCAGGACAGAGATTCGCGTCCATTGCTGACATGCAGGTCGGGGACGGGAACCAAGGTGCGGCAGTTGGTACGACCGTAGCCCTTTTGGAACGTGGTTCAAGGGTAATGTCAGCAATCCATAAACGACTGTACGTAGCCTTAAGACAAGAATTTAAACTGTTGGCAAAAGTATTTGCCCAGTATCTTCCGCCCGAATATCCATACGATGTAGTGGGTGGACAAAGAAATATTAAAGTGGCTGATTTTGATGAAAGAGTGGATATTCTTCCAGTTGCTGATCCAAACATTTTTTCAATGTCTCAAAGACTGACATTGGCACAAACAGGATTGCAACTGGCAATGTCAAATCCACAAATGCACAATTTATACATGGCATTTAGAAAAATGTATGAAGCGTTAGGAATAAAAGATATTGATAGAATTTTACCACCACCAGCGCCCAATGCTCCTAAAGATCCATCGTTAGAACATATTGATGCATTGGGAGGAAAGCCCTTTCAGGCATTTCCAGGCCAGGATCATAGAGCTCACGTTACAGCGCATCTGAATTTTATGTCAACGAACATGGTTAGAAATAATCCAATGGTTATGGCTGCTTTACAGAAAAATATTTTAGAGCATATTAGTTTAATGGCTCAAGAACAGGTACAATTAGAATTCAGAGAGCAAATGCAGCAATTGCAAATGCTTTCACAACAAGCTGCAGTTAATCCACAAGCACAACAACAGGTGCAACAAATTACTCAACAGATAGAAGCAAGAAAAGCGGTGTTGATTGCAGAAATGACTGAAGACTTTATGAAGGAAGAAAAGAAAATTACGTCTCAATTTGACCATGATCCACTTTTAAAACTTAAATCTAGAGAAGTTGACTTAAGAGCAATGGAAAATGAACGTAAAAAACAAGAAATGAGTAAAAAATTAGAAATTGATCAAGCTAAATTGGTTCAAAACAGAGATATTACTGATGATAAACTTGAACAAGATGAAGAATTAGCTGAATTAAGAGCTGATACTTCAATTGAGAAGCAAGAAATGGCAAATGAGAATAGATTAACACTTGCTAGAATGAAACCGAAGGGAAATGGGAGTTCTAGATAAAAGGATTTCCCAAATTGGCAAAAATAATATAAAAGGAGGATATTATGGCATGGAATTATAAAAAATCTACAGAAGTTAAAATTCCTGAGCAAAAAAAGGTAGTTGATCCTAGATCTAACACTAGCATCAGAGGAAAAAACTATATTGCTAAGGGAGATGAAAATTCTGCTAAAGTAGCAAAAGCAAGACCAGCTAAAGTTAAGTGGTTCTAATATGTGGTTCAGTGCAATTAAACTTGCTTTAAACGCAGGAAGTCACATTTACAAAAAGCGTCAAGAGACAAAGATGGCTATGGCTGATGCGCAGCATATGCATGCGTCTAAGATGGCCCGAGGTGAGGAAGCTTACCAGGGAAAATTGTTAGAAGCTCGTCAAAACGAC